CTTTAATCTCTTGATTTAATATTTTCATCTTTTACTTTTTTAGGAGTTATTTTTTTAGTCTCAAATTTTGCAAATCAATCAAAACTTTCCATATCCTCAATAGCAACTTCAATTACTCAATCTTTTGCTATATATCTTTTCCCTCATCTGTTTACAACAGCTTGTGTTACTTTTATTTTAGGCATAAAAATTTAATTAGTATTAATAGTTTTATTATATTGAATTAGATTTAAAAGTCAAAAAAAGAGCCGAAGCTCTTAGTTTGTTTGCAATTAAGCAACATATTGAATCGAAATTGCTTTTGCATTTTCTCCGAAGATTTTAAGACCGTAGATAACTTCAGCCATAACATTTTCATAGAAACCGTCAGTACCTTTTCTAACATCGAAGTTGTTTAATTGAACAACCATGTTAACTGCACCTTCTTTAAGCATAATAACTTCTTTAGAAGCAGTTAATGCGTTAGTTTTAACGATTTTAACACCGTTAACCATACCAACAAAACCTTTAAATCTAGTTTCAAGACCTGTATCAGAAGCATCTAAGAAACCTGATTGCATTAAGTTATTTGCAAAGTTTGGAGAAACAAAACAAATTCTTCCTTCTTCTTCAACATTTTGATTATCTAATGCTTCAGATAAGTTTAGAATAGAAGTATACGCTAGAGCAGGAGTTAATGTAATTGGAGCACCTGAATCTAATTTATTAGCAGCAGGAATATCAGCAACTTGAGTAACAAGAATTTGATCTCTTACTGATTCGTCAAATAATCTTGCTTCAGCTTCTGCAAATCTAGATGCAACAGCCATAGTTAATTCAAGATTAGATTGAGTTTTTTCTTTATTAGTAATTCTTACTAGTAATTGTTCAGTTTGATCGATTACTAAGTTTTCAGAAGTAATTGTAAAGTTTGTTGCTGTAATTGCAGCACCTGCAGTACCTGCAGCAAACGATAGAGTCGGTAATATTTGAACAGTAACAGTATCACCTGCTTGTTTTAATTCACCAGTATAATCTGAGTTTGTAAATTTATAGAACACGTTTTTTATATCTCTATTTCTGATAACCTCTTTCGAGAACAGAGTAGGTTCGATAACAGTATTTGCCATTGTTTAATTGTTTATATTATAATAGCTTTACCTTGTTCTCTTAATTTCATAATATGGTTATATTCTGATTGCGATTTACTCGCTAATTCAGCTTGCGTATAACTAGTTTGTGAAAAGTCAGGAGTTCAACTAGTAAAGTTTGTTTTTTGAGCAGTTGCTCTATTTTGAATTGTAGGGTCTTTTTTTTCTGCTAAGTATTTAGCATCTTCAAAAGAATTCCCCTTTGAAGTAAGTTCTAAAATATAATCTTTGTGTTCTTCTAAATGTTTATTTTCTTCAAAGAATCTTTGTTCTTGGTAAAACTTATTAAAATCTTCTTTATTGTTTCCAGTAGTTTCAGTAGTATTTACTACCTTGTCTGCTTTCTTTTGTGCCACAATCTTATGTTGTGCTTTGTAAAGTTCTTCAATAGCTCTATCAGGATTTTCAGAATACTTTTCTTTAAACGATTCAGGAACTTCAAATTTATTTTCCGTAGTGTCAACATTTGTTTCTTCTACAATTACTTCATTGTCTACCATTTTTACTTTGGTTAAGCTATAAATAAACGGTGTTTTTATTGTCCGTCTAACAACACTTCTAACTGTAATTGTTTTAAAAATTTTGTCAAATAAAAAAATCCCTAATTAAAGGGATTCATTATCTTAAGTCTTTTATAGTATCTATTTTTTCAGCAGTTAATCACTTTGCTGTTTTAATTAACGATTCCATTCAGTTCACAAAGTTCTGTGTTCAGTATATCTCGTGTCTAGTAGATTCTTGTCATAGATCAGCTGACATAAATTGATTTAATAGATTTAACTTTTTAGTTTCAAACACTCTTTCAAGTAATTTAAAACCTCTATGTTCTACAAGTGATTTTAAGTCTGCTTTTTCTTGTGGTGTTAATTTCATATATAAATATTATTATTAAACTTGTCAAATACTAGGGATTGCTCATTGTGCATTATCTTGAGATATTAAACTTGCTCATAATTGTGCAGCAACTCCTCCTCCTGTTCATTGTTGAGGTTGTTCAACTGGTTTAGTCTTTCTTTCCTCTGCTATCATTAATTCTCTTTCAATTATAGCCATTTCTCTTGCCACAGTTTCAAGTCCAGTTTTATATATTTGAATAAATACATTATGGTCTTGTCATTGTTCAGGTTTAGCAACTTTCTTATTATTATTTAGTAGTTCTAAATCATCGTATGCTTGTCTTTCATCAGCAGTATATGGAATAATAGAAGCAGGATCTAAATCACTTACACCTGATTTACTCATTAAGTATCTATCAAGTATTTTACTTTCTGTACTCTTAGGGTCTAGTTTTTGACTAATAGAGCCATAGAATGCTAGAGTTTGTGCAAAGTCTTGTTTATCTTTTGCATCTTCTTCTCTTTTAGACTTAACTAATATATAAACATCTCATTGAGATATAAATTGATTCTTTTTAAATCCATATGAATCTGTATTACCTTGTCAGTCTACTACTACAATTTCTTTTTTCTTTTGAGAACTCATATTAGCAGCATAACTTCTATATATAGATTCCCATAATCCAACAAGAGATTGCATATAGTTTGATTGCATATAAGACAATACTTGATTTATATTTTGTTGTAGTGTTTGTATTTCAGCTTTTGTTTGACTTCATGGAGTACCAACTCATTGAGCTATACTTGTACTTGCAGGGTCAGCTTGTTGTTTTAATTGTTCTAATCTACTAACTTGATTTCAAACAATAGGACTTGTTTGTCTTGGTTGTTCTTCATATATTCAACTTCTTGCATCTATATTACCTTCAGGAGTATAAGGAACAATATCTCAAGCCCCTGTTCAGTTCGCTACATCATCTAAATCAATTCAAAGCAATGTATTTACATATTTTCTACCTCATAGAGCAGCTTCTTTAGCTTGTTCTGTTTGTAAGTTTGTAAATAATGTAAGTAAATCTTGGTATTGCCCTATATCATCAATAAGAGATACTCAAGCCCAACTTCATTTTAAAGGTTTACCTCTAAATACTTTAACTCATAAGTCAATAAGTGTAACATCAGCTTTTTCTGCATCTGTTAATGCTCTAATCTTAACTATTCTTACAAATTCAGTTCTATCTGCTCATAGAGTACATAAATAAACACTAGGTTCTTCTCATTGTTCTCTGAAAATAGTTATATGATTGTACAAATCTATCAAATCATCTCAAGCATCTACATCAGTAAATTGTTTTACAGAATTATTAGCTCTTTCTGTTTTATCTTGTTCTTCGTCTTTAAGTAATTTAACTTTGTTTACTTGGTTAATATCATAGGCATCATCATTTAATAACTCCCAGTATTCCTTTTTAATCTTAGTACCAAAGTATCTCATTTTACTTCCTTGCCAGTTCTTAGGGTCAGGATAACATAATCTAGCATCTATATACGATACAATAGGCTCTTGTGAATGTTCATTATATCAATCAACAGCTAATACACCAACTCAATACAATCAGTCATCATAGATTACATCTCTGTATTTTTCTCTAATATTCATCGTTCTGAAATTAGACTGGAATACTTTATCACAATTCTTTGCAATTTCTGCTCCTAGTTGTCCACTCATAGGAACATTCTTTACTTGCAAGTCATCAGCAACAAATACTGATAGTCTAATATTTAAGTTATTTAGAACACTTCTATCTTTTATTCTATCCTCTCAAGTCCTTTCAGGTAATAGATAATCCTTAGCAATATTCTGCATTTTACTTCTCCAACTTCTTGTATGTGTGTCAGAAGCTGCATATTCTTTTGTTAGTTGTCATAATAGTTTTGTTCTATCACTTCAAGACATAACTTTATTAATATCCATAGTTTTAATTTAAAAATAAACTCTTAACTATAATATATAATTAAAAGCTTAAGTCAAACTTACATGAAGCTTGAAGAACTCTTGCGGATAACCTTTTGTGGTTTCCTGTTTACTTGTGCTTGTGATAATGAAACAGCTCAAGCCATTGCATCTATCATATCATCGTGTTTACCGTTTGGAAACTTTAGTAATTCACTCTCATATTCTTTTATATTTGCTCAATACTTAGGGTGTATTACTGTATGTCCTGAATATCTCCCTTGTAAGTTTGTTCTAATCCTTGCTTCCTTTTCTCCACTTGGTCTTACTTCTTCTAATTGAAAGAATTTATCTCTAATCCTCATTTGTTTCTGAACTTCAAGTATTAGCATCTTTTGATATTGTACAGATTCAATACCTAGTCTATAACTTTTACCTATACTTTTGAATGTATCACTTGTAATAAAGATTTGTTCTATAATCTCATCAGGTCTTTCCTTTAGTTTCTTAACCTCAAGTAGATAAGTATAGTTGTTATGTACTCATATAGTAACTAACCCAGTAAAGTCAGCTTCTTGCTTTTGACTAATTGCAGGATCAACAAAAGAAACTATCTGCATTTCTTCTATCTTATTATTTACATCTTCTTGCTCATAGTATTCAAAGTATTCTTTTACAAAGTCTCAACCTCACTCGTTGTACGGCTCTTGCTGATACTGTGAACTAAAGAATAAAGGGTTTTGTTGTCTAATATCCATAAAGTATTCGTTAGAAAATCTATCTTTCCAAAATGAGTTATCATTCTCATCTAATGCAGGTATTTTTAATTCAGTCCATTTATCAGGCTCTCTTTCTAGTATTTCTCACACTAAGTCATCTTCTCTCCACCTTTGCATGATAATAACTTGTTTAGATTTGTCATCTTGTTTACGAGAAAGGAATGTAGACCAATACCAATTTGACACAGTTCTTCTAACTGTTTCTGATTCAGCATCTTGCCTTGTTGCATATGGATCATCTATAATCATATAGTTTCAACCTTTACCAGTAATACCTCAACCTACTCAATATATAGAAAAGTTACCTCACTTTTCAACTCTCCAACTACTTACAGCACTTGAGTCTGCTGCTATTCTAGTATTAAATATCCTTTCAAATTCCTTTGAACGCATTCTTCATCTTATGTTATACGAGAAGTCCTCAAGTATACTCTTTGTATGTCCTGTGTACAGAATATCTGTGTTAGGTTCATGTCATAGCAGAAAGCAAATAAACTCTTGCATAATCCTTGATTTTCAGGCTCTTGGGGGCATTGATATTATTAAATTCTGTATCTTTCAGTCCATTAACTGTTGCAAAGTATCTGCTATCAATTCGTGATGAGCAATTATATCAAAGTTATAATCAGTAAACACACAAAAAGAAAGCAGGTCTTTCTTAGCTTGTTCTGTAAAAAATTGTGATTCACTCATATTTATTTAGTTTTATTATCTAACGATTTACATTAGTTTAAAAATTCATCTCATTGTTCTTTTAGTGTTTTATCAAATTCGCTCAAACACTTATCGTGGTTAACTTTTCTTCAGTTAATATATCCGTATCTTGTCATAATCTTATTTTATATAATTAATTTCTTTTAATCTTTTAACTGTTGCATCAGAAAGTAAATTATAAATATTCTTTACATAATTTTCATCTGCTTTATCAGGTAATTTTAATGCTTTATTATATTCTTGTCATTCTATCATGATTCTTATTTCTATTTTATTCATAATCTATATTATGTTATGTGCTAATTATAATTTAATATTAAAAATCTTTCCATTAACCTCTGTAAATTGATTCACTAATTCAAGTGAAACTTTTCTATCGTAAGAACTAATATAAGGATTCACAAAATATTCATTCTTTTTTCTATTCTCTAACCTTAACCATAAAACAATTCACTTCTTTTTAAATATACCTTTCAGTTTATCTAGTCAAGGTTTTTCTAATCATAACAAAGTATAGTCAATTCTATTATCTGTTTTCATATGAGTAACTAATAATAACAAGTAACCATAATAAGTAGGTCACAAGTCTTTCATTAACAGTTTATGGTCAATATCTTTATTAATCATTGCAAATTTGTAATTTAATTTAATATAAACACTTGAACTTTGTTTTTTACTAATAGTAATATCTAAAACCTCTCAAGTATCTAGGTTTACATATTTATTTAAGTCACTTCGAGATATTTTTGATAATTTCTCTTGACTTATAGAGTGTTTTTCATACATTTAAGTTATACATTAAACAAATTTAAAAGAGAAGTTTTTGCGAGCTATCTCTTTTTTATTGTACTTTTTTTCTACTCTGAGTCAAATCTATGATTGTTTTTTATACTTCAAAGTAGTATGCTAAATATCCCCTTCTAAGCATTACAATCACTATACTCCACTTCTGTTTTTATTCTATTCTCTTACTATATATTCAAGTCCACCTCTTACAATTCAGGTAATAAAAAAAAGACCCTTTCGAGTCTTATAATGAATAAACTATTGAAGCAACTGTGAATATTGCTACTCATGTAACTATTTTCTCATAAGTTGTTCTATCTTCCCATACTTTCTTGTGTTGAATTATTGCAAAATGAATTAAAGAGTAAATCATATATAATCCTAGTAATGTTTCCATAATGTGTTTTTATTATTAAATATTATTTCATAAATCTTTTAGCTATCTTTTCTTTTTGTGCATCTGTAAGTTCTTCAGTTACATCTCTGTTTAGATTTGTGTTGTTCACTTCTTGTTTATCAACCCACTTATAATTATTCTTTAAATGAAAGATAGTTCAAGTTGCATTAAATTCATTATTTATTAGTCATTTAACGGCTCTAGTTTCAAGTATTTCCTTTATTGTGTGATAAACCTTGACAATTTCATTACATTCTTTTCTGTTATCTACCTGATGTATAAAGGAAGAACGGCTATAATCTTTTTCTAAGAATAGCTCTCAAATATAAATAATTGAAGTATCTGATTTTAATGCTTGAAGCATATCTTTTAGCTCTTCAATTACTACTTCATCACTCCAAGGAAGTATTCAAGGTCTTCCCCCTTGTTTATCAGGGTTTTGATTAGGGTTATTAGGACTAATCACTTTTCAAGTCTTTGAGAGTTTTACCTTAGTTGTTTCTATCATAATAATTTATTAAATTTAATATTGATTTTATTTAAATGATCTTGAACTAATTCTCTTTTTGGTTCACTTAGTTCTTTAGTTAAATTTTCTATGCAATGAGTTTCGTACACTATTGTTTCCATAATCTCCTAGTTATTTTG